GACCGTGAGTTCGGCGCTTGTGAGGAGTTCAGGTTCGTATCGAGCCCCTTGTTCCGTCCTTTCTTGGCCGCTGGTTCCGCAACCCTGAATGGTATGGTTGCCGCTGACGACACCAACACCGACGTTTATCCCCTGATGGTAATCGCCGCTGAAGCCTGGGGTCATGTGAGCCTGAAGGGTCATGGCAAGACCTCGATCAGCCCGACCTACCTGCCGCCCAGCCAGAAGACCCATGCCAACCCGAGTGGTACTTTCGGGTACGTTGGTGCTGACTTCTGGTACGCGCCGATCAGATTGAACGAGAACTGGTTCGTTCGGATCGAGTGCTGTGTAACGGACCTGGAAGCGTAACAATAACTGAGGGGTGGGGGTAATAGCCTACCCCTTCTTTGGAGGAGAATATGGGACAGAGCATTAAGAGACGCATCAACGGCTTGGCCAACAAGAACGATGCGTTTGAATTGAGGAAACTGCTGGATGCGGCCCTCGCTGATATCGCCGCATTGCGAGTGGATATGGCGAACAGGATCGCAAACCACAATACGCTGATTGCGAAGCTGAACCTCGATGGCGGTGTAACCGACACGAACTACGCTGCCGCAACCGCTGCAACGTCAACTACTGCTAATTTGGAGGCATAAGAGCATGAGCAATAATCTGTCTGATGGACCCCGTGGTGGGACCATGTGTATGGGCCGTGTTGGCCTGGCAATCGGTGACGGCGCAAAGACCGGCCCGGCCCTTGTCGTCGCTGCATCCTATTGTATCGACGGTATTGGCTATATCACCACCGCCGCTGCAACCGTAAAACCGTTGACCGCTGTCGCTACGCCGCAGGCCGCATTGACCAAATGCCTGTACTTGATCTGCGTAGATGCATCCTTCAACGTCACCAGCGTTAAGGGCCGCGAGGTTCTGGTCGCTGATCTTGTAGCCGGAAACGACGTTCTTGAATGGCCGGAAGTCCCGGTTAATAAGGTCGCCGTTGGTGCCGTCAAAGTAGAGACTGGCGCTGTCACCTTCACCCCCGGCACGACCGCTCTGGACGCTGCCAATATCACCGAAACCTACTACAATATCGTGGGTGGGGTTCCGGTCAAACCGCTGGCCAGCTAAACCTAGCTGATCAACCATGTGTTGAAACAGTAACGAAGCCGCCTTTCATATCGGGAGGCGGCTTTTGTACTATCTAAGGAGGAGTAATGAGTAAACAATACGGACAACTTGACATTGGCGATACCGTTACCGGCGACGCGATCCCGATGGATGAACTGAACATCGCTGGTGGAATTGAGCAGGTTTCTGAATTCGACTGGAGACAGATAGCCGAGGTCGAGAAGTTCATGAACGAGCGCCTGGTGATCCTGGTATTCCCGGATCGAAGTGAAGGAGCCCTGCGTGTGATCCGGCCCGAGGTCAATGGCCTCTGCCAGCCGATCCTGCGCGGAGTGAAGACCAAGGTGAAACGGAAATACGTCGAGGCATTGGCCCGGACAATCTCCACATCCTATGATCAGGTACAGCGTGATCCGTCTGACCGGTCGAGCCTGGAGATGATCCCGATGTCGAACCAGACCTATCCGTTCACGGTCATCCATGACCCGAACCCGGCAGGCCGTGCATGGCTTGAAGCGATCATCGCAGAGAAGAATTAAGGAGAACCCATGACCCGTCTGGAACTGGTGAAGAGGTTGAGTAGAGAATCAGGTGTCAACAAGGTCGGCCCCCCTTCCAGTGAAGGACAGGTCGGAACTTATCTTCAGCTGGTAGAGTGGATCGATGAAGCCTATGCGGCTATCCAGGGGGTACACGATACCTGGCGATTTCATAAAAATTCGTTCAGCAAGGCGCTTACGCCCGGCACCGCATTGTACGCACCCACGGCGCTTGATATCACAGATTTCAAACACTGGACTCCGGACGGGATCTCCTTATATGAAAACCTCGCAGACGAGGCTCCCCTTCACTGGCTTGAGTGGGAGGATTTTATATTGAATTTCGGGTTTGGTAATTACACGATTGAGACGCGCAGGCCCTCGGTCTGGACCAATGACCCGGATGATAATTTGAAGCTCTACGCTATTCCGGACAAGGCCTACATCATGAGGGGTGAATACTTCCAGAAGAACGATGTAATGACCCATGATGGGGATGTCCCAATCTACCATGAGGATTACCACATGGGGATCGTCTGGCGGGCGCTGATGTATTACGGCCTGGCCTTTGCCGAGAGCGATAAGTACACCGTGGGAATGCAGGAGTTCAAGAAGGTACTTAGGAATATGGAACGCAAATACCTGCCCAATCTCAGATACGGGAAGACGCTGGCATGAGCTCGACAAACAGGGGAATTCCGAAGGTTAAAGTGATCCCGCAGTTCATTCCATTCACGGGTGGTCTGGACACGGACACGCCTATTTTGCTGACGAAGCCCGGCTATCTCCGAGGATCTGTCAACGTATATGAAGGAATAACAGGTGGTTACTGGACAGCTCCTCCGTATGAGGCCTTCGATGGCCAGACGGCCCCTAGTGCGAACCAGCACACTCTCCTGCCGGTTACCGTGACCGGTGTCATTGCCGCAGGGGATACGCTCACGCAGGGCGCTGTCTCAGCTTATATCTTGGCCGCAACCAGCACCTACGTGATTTACACAGCATTGACTGGCGGGTCTTTCGCTGATGGCGCAGTATTCGTTGCAGCGGTTGAGGTGGGCACTGCTGCCATCGCTGACCTACAGGTTGATGGTGGCCCCACGGTGGCGCTCAGGGCTCAGTATCGGGCACTCGCAGCCGACTACCAGCGGGCCTTCATAGAGGCCATTCCCGGCTCCGGACCAGTGCGCGGGATCTGGTATTACGATGGAACGTATTATGGTTTCAGGGATAATGAAGCTGGAACAGCCATAGCCATGTACTCTTCGTCATCTACCGGCTGGACCTTGGTTCCGCTTGGGTTTGAATTGTCGTTCACCCTTGGTGGAGTTGAAACGATTAGCGAAGGTGACACCTTGAGTGATGGTGTGGACACTTTTGTTGTCACGCGGGTGGTCTTGAGCGGTGGTTCCTGGGGCGCAGGTACCGCTACAGGACGATTAATACTTGCCAGTAAAACCGGGCCGATTGCCGCAGGTAGCCTAAACAGAACAGCCCCCACTGTTACTGCAGATATCTGTACTGTTGGTGGTGATGCAACCGCAATCACCTTCGCAAACCCTGGTGGCCGATTTGAATTCATCAATGCCAACTTCACCGGCAATGTGAGCACAATTAGGATGTATGGCGTGGACGGTAAAAACCGGGCTTTCGAGTTCGATGGAACCACCATTGTCCCGCTAACAACTGGGATGGAACCGCTATATCCAAGCCATATCATTGAACACAAGTACCACCTATTCTTAGCCTTCGGAAGCTCTGTTCAACACTCGGTGGCTGGTAATCCATATAGCTGGGTATTATGGATGGGCGCTGATGAAATCGGTATGTCAGATTCTATTACTGGCTTCGTGTCGATGCCAGGCACAGAGACAAGCGCGACATTGGCCGTGCTTAACCGCAATTCAATCGGCATCCTTTACGGGGCAACCCATGACGACTTCAACCTGCAACTGTATAAGAATGGCGTAGGTGCAATAGAATGGACTGCGCAGTTTATTGGCAGCACGTTCATGTTAGATGACCGAGGAATAACGGATATCAAAACATCAATGGTTTATGGTAACTTCACCGATGCGTCCGTAAGTCAGCACGTATCAAAATACATGGCGACCAAGAAGTCACAAGTGCTAGCATCTTGTGTAAGTGTAGAGCGCAACCTCTATATCATATCGTTCAATGACCGTACTGCAATCTTCTGCACAATTAGCGGTGGTAAGATGAAGGCGATATGCCCAATGTATTTTCCGAATAAGATACAGGTGATATGTGCAACTGAAGACCAGAATGGTGACGAACGGATTATGTTTGGAGATGAGGATGGTTTTGTGCATGAGCTGTACCATGGTTTGAACTTTAACGGTGCGAGTATCGACTGGTCGATGTATCTCGTACCTGACTTCTTCAAATCACCCACCACAACGAAACGCTACCGGAAGGCACGGTTTGAAGTTGGCGGCGAGGGCTACGCCGAGTTCCATTTCTCTTATCAGCTAGGATACACCGCAGACTCATTCCCGCAGCCAGGTAGCGAATCGGATATCTTGGAGCTTGTCTCTGGTAACTGGGACGAAGGTGGAGTATGGGATTCCGGCTTCTGGGACACGGTTGAACTACTGCAGTCAGAGTTTGATATGATGGGGAGTGAGACAAGTGTCATCCTGCAACTGAGTGGATCTGGAAGTTACTTCTCACAGCTACACTTCTCTGCCGCAATTATCCAGTATACACCAACCAAGGAAATTAGGTAATGGCAAATAAAGACTTTTCAATTCCAATAAGGGAACGAGGAATTAACATGAAAAAGATTTTAACAAATTCGTTTGTTGCAGTATTCGTAATGATGTCAGTTGTTTTTGGCAATCACTCAGCAGGGGCGGTTAATGAATATTATGAACCATCTGGTGCCCCTGCCGCTGGGTCGGCTCTGTCATCTTCGGTTATCAGGTCCGAGTTTGTCTCTGTTGGGGGTATGGCGGAAAAACTCCCCGCACTGTCTGGGAACGGCGGAAAGCCTGTGTTTATCAATTCTGGTGGGACTGCGCTTGAATCAAAGTCTATAGCCGACACCAATACCGCCCTTGGCACGGAGTTGACCTCCCGCAAAGACGCGACTGGGGGGTATGCTGGGTTGACCTTGTTCAAGATCAATTTCAAAAATGCACTCAACACCGTCACCTCGTTTTTCACCAATGCCAATACTGTAGCGAGGACATATACTTTTCAGGACCGGGATGGGACGATTGCAGACAATACCGACATATCGACATTGACATCGGCGGTATCGACGAAGGCCGACTCATCGGCGTTAACATCCGGGCTTGCGCTGAAGGCAGACCTTGCATCGCCAGCCTTTACTGGCGTTCCGGCAGCTCCAACAGCAGCGACATCAACCGACACGACACAGGTCGCAACTACTGAGTTTGTTCAGAATGTTTTCACTGATTTGGGTGGTGGTGTTGGGGTTGGCCAGACATGGCAGATCCCAACAAGAGTAGCTGGCACCGTTTATCAAAACACCACTGGTCGCCCGATTCAAGTCTTGATTACTGCTGGCGCAGTTTCTGGAGGAGCGGGGAGTGTAACCTTTAAAGTGGGTACAACTGCTTCCATCACCACCACTCTTACAAGTGTGGGATTTGATGCATCTGCTACTGAGGTTCCCAGAATACCCATCTCCGCAGTAATACCGGATCAATATTATTACTCACTCCTAAAAACCGGCAGTCCGTCAATATCTTGGGCAGAGCTTAGGGAATAAGATAAGGAGAAAGATAATGTCCATAGCAGCAACCAGTTTATTGTTACAAGATCCACAAGGTCAACCTGTTCAGAACCCCATGCAAACACCGACTCCAGCTACCCCTGTTCCCGATCCGTCGAAACCGGCACCCGGAGTCTTCCCCGGAGACATGCCCAAGGCTATCTCCCCGGAGTTCTACGGTACGGCGCAGGGTTACCAAGATCCTGGCACAATTGACACTAAATCCCAACTGGACGCAGACCCCAGCAAGGCGACCGTCGAGGGGAGACTGCCGGGCATCTTGAATCAGGATTCCGAGCTACTGCAGGCCGCTCGGGCCGGGGCAGAGCGATCCTATGGGGGTAAGGGGCTCCTGATGTCTGCCGGCGCGGTACAGACGGGCCAGGGCGCTGTGATTGATAAGGCCCTGCAGATCGCCACTCCGGATGCCAAGCTATACGGCGATGCCTCGCTGAATAACCAGCTGGCCGATATCGAGCGTAAAAAGAGCATCAACACCTACGGCCAGGAAGGCGCTCTGGCAAAGCAGCGGTCGAGCAACGACATGCAGATTCAGATGATGCAGTCGCAGGCGAACATGCGCCTCTCCGAGGTCGAGAACCAGTGGAAGGATGCGATGAATATCGATGCCCTGCAGACCGACCAGAAGAAGGCCCTGATGGGTGTCGTGGCTGAGATCGGCACCGAGTTCCAGGGGAGCCTGGAGAGGATTTTCCGCGATCCTGGGATCACAGAAAAGCAGCCCGCTATCGCCGCCCTGTTGCAGAGATATCAGGCCCAGATTACGACCGCAGGGAATGTGGTCGGCATCAAATTGACTTGGTAATAAGGAGATAAGATATGCCATTTCTCGCACCAATTGGAATAGCGGTTGCCGGGGCCTTCGGGGTTGGCCTTGCCGCCACAGGAATTTCCGCCATGGTTATCGGCGGGCTTGTTGTCGGGGCCGCAGTAGGCGGGTTATATTCCGCCTTCACTGGAGGGAACATCCTGAAGGGAGTCCTGTACGGAGCGGTAGGTGGCGCAGCCCTGGGCGCTGGTGCCTACGCAATGGGCTTCGGCGGATACGGGGTTGTTTCCACGGAAAGCCTGGCTGGTGGCACCTCTGTCGGTATGGGTGAGAATGTCACCGGGGCTATGGCCGCTGCCAAGAGTGCAACTGAGGTCAGTAGCGTTTCCGGGGGAACTGGCGGGCTCATTGCTGAAGGTGGGGAAAGGGCCATCTCCGCAAAGGGATGGTTTACCGCCGAGAACTATCTTGCAGTCGGGGCCATCTCCAACCTTGGGAGTAAATTCCTGGCCGGTGGTGCTGCTGGTGATGCAGCTGACGCTGACCGGAAACAGCAGAACGAGCAGTTCTATAAGAAGCTGGAAGCCGATAAGAAGATGCAGGAAGAGAGCCTGCTTGCCCAGCGGGAAATGAACGCAGCCCAGGTAGAGGCCCAGCTTGAAGGGATTTCAGCCCAGGAACGAACCGCTGATAAAAACAGGGACGAAAACGCCAGGCAGTTCGGGTTGGAATTCGGTGAATCGCAATGGCGCGACCGCGAGGGCCGGGCTGAGGTTGAACGCCAGCGGGTCCGAGTGAACGAGGGAATCCATGGTGCTGCAGCCTATGTGGCTGGAAGCACGAAGGTTGTCAACCTTGTCGAGTCAACCCTGAAACGCAAGGGCCTCCCTGGACCGTCCTGGGCTGGCAGCACGCAACCCGGTCAGCAGCCCGCACAGCAACAGGTAGCCCAGCAAGCACCGGCACCTACACAGGCCCCAGCACCGCAGCCAGCACCACAGCAACAATCCATCTTGGGGGCAGCATAACATGGCAGGATTACTAACACTATCGTCTGATGTCCTCAAGGGTGACCAGCTCAAGAACGATCCGCTCAAAATGGAATACGACCCGGTTTCCAAGAAAAACAGCAAGCGGGTCAGGTATGCGAGTAAGCAGCTTGGCGGGCTCCTGGTCCATCCTGAAGAGGAAGAGGCCATGCTCAATTACAAGAGCAAGATGGATTCGGCCGTCGCAGAACAGCGCCAGCGGATGAAGGAATACGAGGAACAGCAGAATTCCCTTATTGGTCAGGCCAGGTCTGACGCTGAAGGAAGGATCAGCTCGTATGAGGATAAGGCCAGGGGGGGCATAAAAGACCCCCGGCCGAAGCTGATTCCAATCAGGGTTGTCGGAGCTGACGGGAACACCGTTGAGGGCACTTACATGCTCCCCGAGGATGTCGCTCGACAGATTGCCGAACAGCAGGAATTCGTCTCCGGTAAGAACGATGACGGTTCGTTCAACGTCTCCGTCCGGACAAAGCACGGATATACCCGTGGCCAGGAATTGCACGATGCCCTGCGGGAAGGCACGCAGCAGTTGGGTGAGTACGACAAGCTCTACGATGAGCAAGTCAGAGCCCAGAACGCAATGATCGACGCACAGGTGAATGCCGCCCAACAGGGTATCAATTCACAGGTAAACCAGGCGTACCTGAACCGTGATCAGCAGCTCGGTTTCGCCGGGCAAACAATCAGTCAGGTGGTCGGCCGGTGGGAGCAGATGCTCGCAGACAGACAAGGCTACTTTGCAGCTGGCAATATTGCCGCAAAGGAGACAATCAGTTCTCTACTCGCAAGTGGAGTCCTTCAAAAAACAGGCAGGGTGGCATAAATGGCACAGCAAATGATGATGGAAGAGGAAATGCCCCAAGATCCCGCAATGCAGCAGGCCCCTCCCCAGGAGCCCATGTCACAGGAAGCCCCCCAGGATGGACCGATCCAGCCTGACCCGGCAGCATCCGAGCAGATGGAGGGGGAACTGGTAAACGAAGAGGGTGAGATGGAGCTTGGCGAGGCGCAGCAGCTGCAGTTGGACGCCTATCGCGACAACGCCACCATCGTCGTTTTCTCGGAAGATTCCCAGCCCGCTATCCTGCAACAGCTGCAGGTCGGCGAGAACCCCATTGACGGGGTTGCCTCCACAGCCTTCACCATCCACCGGCAGCTTGAGGAAAGCCTGAAGCAGACCGGTGAGCAGATGACCGAGGTGACACTGGNT